CAGTATACTTTGGCTATGAAACCATTATGTGCAAGCTCTCTTGTTGATATAACAACTTATCTCAAAGATGTTGATGATGTTGTTTTACAAGAGGATTTTCTCATGTATGATCACGATATCAAGTCAGAATCAGATTTTGATGAGACCAACGGTATAACACACGAAATGCCTTGTTCTGTTGAAGGATGGTTGGAAACTTTTCAGCGTATGGTTCAAATCACTATTAATAGCGATGTATTGAACGTAGTGAAAAATTTTCTGATGGCACTCATATCTGCACATTTGTTTCCAAAGAATCTTGCTATGAATATTACGAAAACACTTGGAATTCGTAAAGCGAAATTAAATGTATTGGAGTTTATGTCTCTAATTTTACAAGGAGTACAAACGATGTTAGTTTATGGTAAAGCCTTAATGAATGGAATGTCTCTTAATGAAATTGTTATGGCTGAAGATCCTGTTAGTCTAGCTATTACCAAAATACGAAGATTGGAACGAGCTAGTAAAATGTTGTCGGATGGATTACCTAAGGAAGGCTACATGGATATGAAAACTTTTTTCATACAAGCAAAAGAACTTGTGGAAACTTCACAGGAATTGGCTAATAAGATGAGTCCTTTTCACCCGAAGTATGTTATTTTTAAAGACATGACTGCAAATTTTGCTGATTTATACTATCGCACGAAAGATGAATGCAATAGTAGTAGTCGCGTGCCACCTGTAGCCGTGGTTTTAGAGGGTTATCCAGGTACTGGTAAGAGTAAGTTGCTAACTTACATTGCTCGAGTATGGAGCAAGGTTAAGGGACGCGAGTACGACGATACTCAAGTTTTTTCACGTTGTACTACATCTCAATATTGGGATCATTATGATCCTAATACGAAGCCTTTTATTCATATGTCTGAATTAGGAAATATGTCTAAAAAACAGGCCGAAACGCATGGGGATGCTATTTTATCAGAACTCTTAAGTTTAGTAGATGGATTACCATTTCCATGTGATATGTCAGCAGTTGAAGACAAAGGTAAAGTTTTCGCACGACCTGAGTTGATACTTGTTGACACTAACAATGCTGAAATGCATGTGAAACAGTTAATGTTTTCACCTGGAGCGGTAAAAAGACGTTTTATTTATATTAATGTTGAAGTTTTACCGGAATTTCGTGCTGATGGCACTACTGCTCTAGATAGTGCTAAATCTATGGCTGCTGGCCCAAATTATTTGGATCGGTATATTTTCACGGTGACTACGTTTACTAGTAATAAGAATACGCCTGTTCCTCGAAAAGAGATGGTAGGCGATATCTATGCTCTTACCGATTGGTTGTCACATAAGTTTGAGTCTCATATTTCTCTACAAGAGAAGGTTGATGGAACTGAACTTTTTTCGTTCCTTTATAAGAAGGAAGATGAAGAAAGTGAATTTGATGACGAGTCAGATTCTGATGAGATATCTTTCATTCCTCATGATACATCGAGTGACAATGAAATTGACACAGAAGAAATTGAATTCTTTCCTGAATTTGATTTTGATGATGATGATTTGAATAAAGAAGATGAAGAATGGTACGATTATGCCCTGTCTCTCGTTGAAAATCCAGATGATTATTATTTGGATGATATAACTTTAGAAGAAGCAAAAGCGTATATTATACTCATGGATGAAATACTTGATGAAGATTTGATTGTTGCACAATCTGAATCTGCGTTTATACCACTTGTTACTATATTTATGTGGAGACGCGTTATTATGTGTATAATTTTTCTGTTGAGTCAGGTTTTGTCGATATCACATTTTGTTTTTGCTAAGACCACATCAAATGTTCTGAAAGCACTTAGTTGGGCCTTGGATACACGTATTGAACGTGTGTGTTTAGGTTTCCTTGCATGCTGTGTGTACATGTTACATCAGTTTAATTGTTTTCCAATGTTGTCGTTGATCTTTGTATTGGCATTATTTTATGATGACCTACTTAAGAATATTTTAAAGTATGGTTTTGATGAAGCTGTTGATATGATAGTGATCAAGAAAGATGAAGCAGTTGCTAATGTACATGATGCAATAGTAGGAAAATTTCGCAATCCTTTTAAGAGTGTTGAATTTTATGTGGTCGCCGTCATGGGTATTACATCTATGGTAGGTATCTTTCAAATCTGGCGGAATCATATTCATAGTACTCCCGAGTCACATGATATTATACACCCGGTGTATGAGAAGGAGCAGAAATTGAAGCCAGGTATTACTTTAGTGCGTAATAAGTTGGATGATAAGAAGTTTAACTTAATGGAAATTGAACCATCGTCACTTACGAAGTTTCATGGTGAGCCACGTGAATTGAACGATAGTTTGTCGAGCAGTATTATTAGAGCGCGTATTTTAACAGAAGACTCAGGATGTTTTACATATATTCTGGGTGTTACGGGTACGTATGCTATCTTAAATTTACATGCTACAGCTTTTAAAGATTCTTTCACTGTTTTAATATCACCTACGAATAATTGGGAAAATCCACAATTCAATGTGGATGTGTTGCCAATTGATATCGTTACTGTCACAGATGATGTTGTTTTGGTCAATTTGAAGAAACGACCTTTTAAAAATATTATGCATCATTTTGTTGATAAGATACCACGAAGGTTCGACGGTCTTATGCTTGAACACTCTCTGCGTGTACGTAAAGTGAGTGATATACATGTGGAGGATCGCAATGGAACTTTCGTAGTGCGTGATGGTTTACATTACTCATTGCCGCACCACGATGTAGGCATGTGTGGATTACCAATTATAGGTCAGGTTAATCATAATGGCTCAGCTATAGTAGGTATTCATGGTTCGGGAGATAGTACTTCAGATAGTGCATATGCTATACAGATTACATTGTCAGATTTAAAACGGGCAGTGGATGCTTTGGATAAAGTTTCTGTGTATGTTCCGAATCTATCGATGCGAGCTGTTTCAGAATCCTTGACGACTCCGAATCCCAAGTCATTAATACATTATCTTGAGATTAATCATGTTCGATATATGGGGAAACTCGATGAACCCGTACTTATGAACAAGGCATCTAATTTGCGTAGAACACCATTTGCAAGTGATGTGCTTGATACGATGTACACTGTTATGGATTTTGTACCTCAAGTTGAGGTAGGACCTCCGCCTATGCGGGCTTTTACACGAAATGGGCAGTATTATTCGCCTACTCATGTAGCAATTAAGAAGATGGATAATGATCCACCTACGCTTAATCCTTATGTTATGAGCCATGTAATAGAAGTTCTCACTAAGAGAATTGTTAATGGTCTTAGGACAGGAGGAATTACAAAGTTATCACCCTTGTCAATGGATGATGCGATTAATGGAGTGGAAGAAGATGCTTTTATTTCACGTATTAATGCTTCGACAGGTTCTGGATATGGTTTTACCGGGAAAAAGAGTGTTTATCTGCCTCTTAACGAGGACAGGAAGGATCGCGTTACGCGTGAACCAACTGACTTTTTACGTGATAAAATTGATAATTTAATGGAGTGTTATGAGAATGGCGATATGGCTTGTCCTATCGTGCAATCACAGTTGAAAGATGAAGCACGCTTGAAGTCTAAGAATGATATTGGCGCTACACGCATGTTCTATATGACATCTACAGACATGTTGGTTTTATCACGCATGCTCTTGGCACCCTTTTATTCTACTATGGTGGAAAAGGGAGAATTGTTCTGTACTTCAGTTGGAATCAATATGCACCAGGACGCGCATGAGTTTGTTGAAACTTTACGTGATTTTTCCCCGTATATTATGGAAGGAGATTATTCAGGTTATGATGTTGCTAATCCTGTTGAAATTGCACGTGCCGCTAACACAGTTATTTATAACGTGCTAGCTGAAATGGGATACAATGATTATGCATTGAAAATTCTTCAAGGATTGTTGAGTGATTTATTGTTTCCAATTTTGTCTGTTGATACTGATTTGTTTATGAAAGCAGGTATGCAACCATCAGGAAAATATGGGACTGCTGAGGACAACTCGTTGCGCGGTTTAATTATGCTTATGTATGCGTGGTATGAGGATCACGAATTACAATCGAAATATTTTTTCGATTATGTATTACCCCGCATATATGGTGACGATTTGTTGGCAGCAGTCAAAGAGGATGTTATAACACTATATAACAATACCACATATTGTACAAAATGTAATGATTTGTACGGTATGACATTTACATCTGCGGCGAAAGATGGTAGTCTTAGTGATTATCTTACTGTTGATACTATGAGTTTTCTTAAACGAAAATTTGTCGTGGATGAGGAAACAGGTAAATGGGTGGCACAATTGTCATTGGAGTCTGTTTCAAAAGCATTAACATGGTACTTGCCCTCGCAAGAGGTTACAGTAGAATATCAGTCTTTGTCTTGCATGGGCTCGATGTTGTGGGAGTTGTTCTTTCATTTGAAAGAACATGATTATAATAGAATGAGGAATGCCTTTATTGATATTCTGTCTAATACGTTCCAGAGTACCCCACAGGAATATGATAGTGAGTTACCAACTTATACTATGATATACGAACGTATTAACCATGTGAACGTTGTTGCAGAATCCGAATGGGAATCAGGAGAAGCATCAGTTCATAATGGCAATAGGGAGTGCTGTTTAGCTAAATTTGGTCAGTTAACCCTTCAAAAAACTGACGAATCCCACCTTTCCAATGTAGAGGCTAACATTGTGATCGTAAACAAGTCTAAGAATTTTACAGAAAGTGAACGCCTTACCAACATGGCTCAATCACTTAAAATTGAAAAGCAAAACAGGTTGGATGCTCTTGTAGAACCGCAAAGTGTTCTAGCGAATATGTCAATTAATGAATTGCGTGATAATAACAATATTTGGACTTATCCCGTTTCACCATTTGATATGCGCGAAAGAATACGTGAATTGAGTGATATAAGAGATTTGGAAGTTACCATTGAACGTATTGATAGACTCACAAGTTATCGTATAGATGCTTATTCTGAGGCTGATATGGATGGTAATGGAATGATGGATCTTAAAGAAGACATGGAAAACATGGTTGACGTTATGGGAAATCAAGAAAACGAAGTCTTGGAAGCAGTGGATTTTATGTGGGATCAGGGACAGAGTAATGAACTTGATCTTGATGATTTTTTCTGTCGTCCGGTAAAGATTATAGAAAGATCTATAGCTCCTGGGGGTTCGTTTAGTTCCATATATCCTATATGGGACTTATATACGTTGAACCCTGCTATTCGTTCGAAATTAAGGAACTACGCTTATTTACGGGGTGACCTGCATATACAAATTGAGATATCAGGTACACCTTTCCATTTTGGCCATCTGTTTGTTAGTTATCAACCGTATCCACTTAGGAATGAAAATTTAGTGCAGCAAGCACTTATTTTGGGCAACAAGCAGGCTTTGGTTAATTATTTATCGCAATCAGAGCAATTTGGTACTATGAATGTCAACTCGAACACACCACTACACATGGAGTGTCCTTTCATATCTACGAAACCGATGAATAGATTGTATAATACGTCTGCTTTAGTTTTAGCTGACACAACATCATATGATGATTTTGCTGAATTTGGTTCGCTGTATATCGGATCATATTGGACCGTTGAAGCGGCCGCTGCGGCTGCGAGTGATATTGGGTTGAGAGTATATGCGTGGCTTGAAAATGTTAATCTAGGTACTACAACTGCAACTCAGATTGCTATTACAACTGAGAGTGAAATGAGAAGTGGTCCTGTTGAACGCGTTGCAACGCGGTTAGCAAATCTAAGTAGACAGTTACAAGCCATTGAACCTATTCGTCCATTGGCAACGGCTAGTGAAATGATATTACGAGGTATCGGTGGTGTTGCATCATGGTACGGTTGGTCTCGCCCTGTCAAGGTTGGCGAACCAATGTATGTAAAGAATCGTCCATATACAAACGGAGCACAAGTTATAGGGAGTGACACTTGTAAGCGAATTACTTTAGATCCGTTACAAGAATTGACAGTTGATCCGCGAGTTTGTGCTTATGACGAGGACGATATGACTATTTCTAATATTTGTAATCGTCTATCATTTGTAGACTTGTTTGTATGGTCTCCAGCTGATGATTTAATGTCAAATTCTATTTGGAAATCGAAGGTTCATCCACAGTTATGTACGATAGTAGATGATATAACATATCAGTATGTTCAACCCACTGCGATGGCATTTGCTGCCACTCCGTTTCTATATTGGCGTGGTGATATTACATTTCACTTTGAAATAATGTGTTCACGTTATCACAGAGGGAAACTAGCGTTTTATTATGAACCTAATGTAGAGCAGTTTGCGTTGATTGATGCTGATGTTTCCACGCATAAGAATTATATCAAGATTGTTGATATACAAGAAGAACAATCGTTCGATTTGTGTGTGGAATGGGCATCGCCACGTGCGTGGTTGAAAATGATTGGTCCAGAAGAAGCTCGGAAAAATATGCAGGATTTTGATCCTGCTGTTAATTCATATGGTTATACTAACGGGTATATAGGAGTGACTCCATTTAATGAGCTAGCTTCTCCCGATGGTTCATCGATTCGCATTCTGGTGTTTGTCAAAAGTGATAATATGGCATATAATCAAATATCGAATGAGTACCTGGCCCCTACACGTATTGAAACTGAGAGTGAATTTGATGAAAAATATGCGTGCATATCATTGAATGACTCGTCTGCGACCATGAATAGTATAAACGAATACCATTTTGGAGAAGCTCCATTGTCATTTCGTAGTCTTATTAAGAGATATACATTTGAAATATCGTTGTCTGTTGGAGCTGCACCAGGAACCGAAAATGCAATGAGGTTTTTGACGCCAGTATTTCATGGCCCAAGACCGTCATATTCGACTGCTAATTTTTATCCCAATTTAATGGGATATCTGTCGTATGCATATTTGGGTTACAGGGGCTCATTGCGAAAACGTGTTAGAGCGATAACGAATGACACTAGTGCTCATCCTTTGCAGGGAGTGGTTGTAACAATGGTTGCACCTACAAGTGCTACTTCGTCATCCTTAGCATGGATCTCTCCACATGCTACTTCAACTCTCACAGGTTCGGTTACTTTCATACCGGACACGAATGGAGGAGTTGAGTTTGAGATACCATTTTATAGTAATAATTTGTTTGCATTTGCATTTGCAGATGATGGTATCGGATCCAATCCCACGGGAGATATGGAAGAGGAATGGAGTAAGACTATTGCTGTTGAAGTCGAAACTCATGATACAACAAAGGCGACCAATTGGGTCGTTGAAGATACAGCAGCAGGTGACGATTTTACGTTCCTGCGATTTAATGGCGCTCCTTTTTACAGATTTATTCTGTAAAGGGGGTTCCAAACCGAGAAGACGGTATATAAA